CCCAAGTGGTAAGACGGACTTAGAACTATTTGAGATAGGCTTTAACTATGGTTGGAGTTCAGGTTTTTATATGGTTGAACTTTATGAAGCCTACTACACCAACAGCGGATATAAAAGGTATCAGTTTGATGGCGGCTACAACCCGACTTTTAATCTACATCAAAATTATGGAAATAATTCCATATCGCTAAATGTACTGTCTGAAGGCACATTTCAAGACGGAACTAGTTCTGTCCCATCTACAGCAACAGATGGTTCATATTACCGTAAAACAGTTCGTGCTAGTTACGGTGCTTACCATGGAGGTACGGTAGTTTTAACAGTACCTTCATGGAACGAACTTACTTTAAACAATGCGGAAGTTGATAACGGCGGGAAGATACGATTGTTAAATCCGCAATAAGGAAATCACCATGAACTTTGAATATAAAATTGTGTACGACACGCCTTACTTCTACAACGGGGTATCATACAGTTTTGATCCTTCATTGCCTGTACCCGTGCCGCAAGACGATCCAGACTATGGTAGATCCCTGCAAGAAGTAACAGGTATGACGGATGAAGAAGCCGCCGCAATCGTGCTTGCAGCTAAGTGGACGCAAATCCGCACAGACCGTGACAAGCTGTTGAAGGAAACAGATTGGGTATCAGGCGAAGACGTTCCACAAGCAATTAAAGATGCGTGGTTTCCTTACAGACAAGCACTGCGAGACATAACCACGATTACGAACCCAGGCGATGTTGTCTGGCCTACTAAGCCATAAAGGAGAAACAAACAATGGCTCAAACAACTACTTGGAAAGTCAACGAGATGGTTCGTGACGATGCCACAGGCGGTGTTAAAACCGTCTATTGGGAATGTCATGTATCCGACAATACTCATACAGAGTGCAGTGCGACTGAAGGTGGCAAATTGCGACTAGAGCCTGATGCTACGGCGTCTGACTTTGTAGCATATGCTGACCTCACAGAAGCCGTAGTGCTTGGTTGGGTGTATAACAGCTTGATCGAAGGCGAAGAAACCGCTGACGAAGCAAAGGCTCGTATCGAAGCAAACCGTCAGGGTAAGGTTACTGCACAGGTTGCCCGTAAGACAGCCGAAGCCTCTGGTATGCCTTGGGCTGCGGAATAATTTTAACTCAAACATAGGAGATCACGATGGCTGAGAAACAAACAAAAACCGTCTCGATCAACGGCACAGAATACACTGAAGACCAACTGACGGATCAACAGAAGGTGATGATTAACCACATCGCTGATCTGGACCGCAAGATTGGATCAACGCAGTTTAATCTGGATCAACTGCAAGTCGGCAAGCAAGCCTTTATGGATATGCTTACAGCGTCTCTTGAAGAAGAAGCCAGCGAATAAACACTTGCCAAAGCCCCTAACTAGGTGTTATACTGATTACATCCCATACAAATAGTTAGGTAAGCAATAATGAACAGAAACACTGTTCTGGATTGCCTATATCTCTTCAATAAATCAGACGATCATAGGCTTTATACTTTGGTGGAGTTTAACCACTACTGCCTCTTCCCCTTAATCCATAACAAAGCCCACTTGTTCTACGAGAACGATAAGCCAATAGGGTTTGTATCATGGGCTTGGCTTACTCAGGAAGAGGCCACTGAATTTCTATCAGAGCGTTGGATGCCCGATGAAGAGGTATGGAAACGTCCTGATAAAATAGATGACCGCTATCAGCTTTGGGGCGTAGATTTCATAGCGCCGTTTGGTCACTCAATAAAGGTCATGCGAGGCATGATGAAACATTCACAAAAAGTTCTTGGGCAAAGGGTTCCTGCTAATTGGCGTAGGTTCAAACAGCCCGACAAAGTTCATACGAAGGAGTTCTAATATGGGCGGTGGCGGCGGTGATACAACCAACGTAACAAACACGGGTTTAGGGGACGATCAGTACCAAGCCCTTGCGGATAACCAGGTAGGCATTTCAGGTCAGATTTCTGACTCCTATGCGGATGCCACTAAGCGGTATGATGCTTTTGATACTCGTTTTAATACCCTGGACAGTTCTGTCTCAGGTTTAAACAATGACATGAGTACACGTTTTACTGACATGAATACTGCTATGGCTAATTTCGATGCTGCTAATCAGGATCGTGCTGACAGCCTTAGCACAGGTCTGGGGACTAACCTCAGTGCCATTCAGGGTAATACAACAGCACTAGGAACCCTATCAGGTGATGTTACGGGTGGCTTTGATCAAATGGGTACACGGTTTGATACCGTAGACCAGGCAAACGCTGATGCGCAGACCTCTATCAATACAGGTTTTGATAACCAGGCTACAGCATTTAATGAGCTTGAAGGTGGTATTAATAGCCAGTTTGCGGACGCTAATGCTGCCGCAGAAGCAGGATTTGCTGCTACTGGCGAGGCTTTGTCTACAGGGTTTGATGACACTCAGACGCAGCTTACCAACACGCAGGCTAACGTACTGGAAGGTCAAGGCGCTTTGCAGACCAACCTGGATACTATGTCTAATACTGCAGACACCTATGCTAATGCGCAGCTTGAGAACCAAGCAGCCTTGCAAAGCACACAGGATGACTTCCGTACAAACTTTGATAACTATGTAGATCGTTACTCAGATGATACTACTCTGGCTAATCAAACCCGTGCAGACATGCAGCGGCAGATGGTTAACTCTACAGATCTTCTTAGCAATCAGATGGCAACTTCTGCAGATGCTGCAGCGGCAGGCCAACAAAACCTTTCCACTCAATTGTCGGATACAGGCGCACAACTACAGGCTGACGTTACGGGCGGGTTCCAACAAACCGCAGATAATCAGAGCATCTTGGGCCAAACGCTACGATCACAGATCTCTGATGTTAACGCAGGGCTTATGACCAACCAAGACAACCTTGCTGCAGGGCAGGACAGCCTCACACAAGCCTTCTCTGATGGTATGGGCGGTATTGATACTAAACTGGTTACACAAACCCGTGACCTTGCAAATATCGCAGCTACACAAACAGATCTTGATATGGGTATGCGCCAGAACTTCAATCAGCTTGGTCAGGCGTTTGATGATAATGGACAACTAATTAAAAACAGCATTGATGCAAATGGTAACACCATTATGCGTGAAATGGATACAAGCGGAAACTTAATGCTTCGTGCCATGGACGCACAAGGCCGTGATCTTGGATCTAAAGTAATCAATGTTAACGAGAGCGTTTCGCAATTGGGCGAATTACAACGCCGAATGGGCGGTAACGTCAATATGGGGCAACTTTCTCCTGCAACACAAATGTCAGGTGGCGCACAACTGGGCGGATTTGCGCAGCCTTACACAACCACACGGTAAAATTATGCACCCAGATACAATCTCAAACGAAGGCATCGAACTCATTAAACGGTTTGAAGGCCTGCACAAAGTCCAGAAAGATGGAATGATTTCTAGCTACCAATGTAGTGCTGGAAAGTGGACCATCGGCTGGGGAAGCACCAAAGGTGTTCGATCAGGAATGAAGATCACTAGGGATGAAGCGGAACTTCGTTTGCGTGAAGATCTTCGTAATTCAGAGGCTGATGTTAAGCGGTACGTTTCTGTCCCGCTGACACAAGGGCAGTACGACGCATTAGTCTCATTCGTCTTTAACCTTGGCGGAGGTAATTTTCGATCATCAACGCTATTAAAAAAGCTGAACCAAGGCCTTTATAATGACTGCCCTGAACAAATCCTGCGTTGGAATAAGGCTCGTGTAGGCGGCAAGCTTACCGTACTTAATGGTCTAACACGCAGACGTGCCGCAGAAGCCGCTGTATTCAGCCGTGATGCAAAGTTGCCATCTGATGATGGTGGACCCATAGGACCGCAAAAGGTCTCTGCAGCGACTGCTACAAAGCCCCTAGCTAAGTCTAAGACTATGGCAGGTGCAGGAGTAGCGGGTGCAGCTACAGCACTAAGCGAGATTGCTCCTCAAATAGAAGCTTTGGTTCCTTACAGCGAAAGCATGAAAACCTTGTTCCTGCTGTGTGCAATCGGCGGTATCGCCCTTGTCGCCTACAGCCGCTTCAAGGACCACAAAGAAGGCATCCACTAATGTTTATCTTCGGCAAGATCAAACTCTACATCATAGCTGCTTTAGGCATCATGCTTCCTATCCTGTACGTCTTAGGGCGCAAAGATGGAAAGACGATTGAGAAGAGTAAAGTTCTTGCCGACGAACTGCAGGCCAAAGAGAAGGCCAAAGATTTTTACAAGGCGCTGGCAGAACATGAAGATTTTAATCCTAACAGCCGCAGTGATCTCACTGACAGGCTGCGCAGAGACGGTTTATAGAACGCAGCTAGAAGTGTACTGCCCGCCACTCTTCACGTACTCCGAAGAGTTTAATCAAGAGTTGGCTGATGAATTAGACGCACTTCCTGAAGGATCTAACGCAATCCCTGCGGTTATCACAGACTACATAAAAACACGAGATCGCATTCGGAACTGCGAAGCAGAGAAGGAAAAACTATAATGGGTTTTTGGTCAGATACATTTGGGGGTGGTAATAGCTTCTCTGAAAGCGTGGCTAACGTATTTACGCCTAATGATGGTGCGTCTTACGTCGGAGGCACCCTAACGTATGACTCTGGAAGTAACGCAGGATCTGTAGTTCCCGCAAACACAGGCAGTTCTGGTGGCTACGGGGGAACTAATTCTTCTGGTAGCGCCACCTATTCGGGTTCTGCAAACTCTGAAAGCACGGGGTATGTGGTTAAGAGCGGTGACACTTTAAGTGCAATCGCAGCCCGCTCAGGTAAAACTGTTAAAGAGTTGATGGACCTAAACCCGTCTATTAAAGACCCTAATAGTATTGTAGCGGGTGCGGCCCTAAACACAGGTGGAGCATCCAGCTTCTTCAAAGACGGTGTGTCTATCTTTTCTAAAGACAAGGACACAATAAAAGGAAAAGCACCATCGGGTATTTCTAAAATTTTAGGGTTTCCTACTGTAGGTATAATGGGAAAGCTTGCTGGTTGGGCAAACGATCTAGATCCAGAAGCAGACACTACAAAAGTAGTTGATGGGCGTCAGGTGTACGAGAATGCTGACGGTTTCCAATATTCATATAACTTCCTTGGCCTGCCCTATGAAGTAAAAGTAGAGGATGGTAAAGTTGTTGATGCACTATCCGTAAAAGATCCTGTTACAGGACTAACTGGCTACGAGCAAAAAGCTCAAGAAGCCCGTGACCGTGGTGATAATGATCAAGCTGATGCGATTATGCAGGAAGCTGCAGACAATGCTAATCCAGGTACAGGATCAGGCGCAGAAGGTGGCGGAACAACCACTGGCGAATTAAGCACTGAAAATATTGCTGCTATGGCAGTGGCTGCAGGTATTGCAACGTCTAATGAAGAAATTCAAAAGCTCTTAGCTAACCCCACAGAGTATCTAGCAAGCAAAGGCATGAGCCTTGCAGACCTTGTTAAGATGAATGACGTTCTTATTG